ACCATGGAAGCCAGGGTAAAGTCTGCAATAAATAATCTCCCGCTCCGTGTTGAAGAAGTAATCAACGATATCGACGGCCGCTTAGTCAAAGAGGTTAATGGAATAACTGTCTTGCCAGAAATAACCGAAGATATGAGGAAAAGTCTCACGGAGAAATACACGGAGAATATGGAGCTTTACGTCAAGGATTGGAATCCTGAACAAATAAAGCGGCTCCGTGTGATGGTGGAAAATAATATCCGTAACGGCTTAAATAAACAGGATATGCAAGATGCCATTATGTCAGAGTTTGGTACTACCAGGGCGAAGGCGCAATTCTTGGCCCGCAATGAGGTCAGCCTATGGCTATCAGAAATGCGTAACGAGCGTTTCAGTGATGCCGGTATTGAGATTTACAAATGGTCTACGTCAAACGATAACAGGGTGGTAGGAAAGCCCGGCGGCAAATGGCCGGAACCGTCAAAGGGACACGGGAACCATTTTCTACTTCAGGGCTGCATATGTAGACTTGATGATCCTACAGTTTACGCCGATAGCCTGAAAGATGCTAAAGCAGGCAAGTGGAAAAGCAAGCTTGCAATCGGAGCGGGAGACAAGCATCCCGGGCAGGAATACCTATGCCGCTGCGGGATGATACCTGTACTTTTGTAATATTTCTATTGACAAGTATACTACTTTGTAGTAATGTGTAGTCAAGGAGTATTACATATGGCAAAAGAGCTGAGAATCAACGCAGAACTTCTAAATAATAATTTATACCGTGAAATATATAAGAATTATTCAAGCGTATCAGAGTTTTCACGTCATCTGGATGAGTTTAGGGGATCAAAGACCTCAGAAGTTGCAATAGGACAGTTACTTAAACTAAAAGCATCTCCGATTGATAAGTTGAAAAAGCAATATAGAAAAATATGTGTAGATGTAGAAAAGTTTTTAAGGTTGCCAGTTGATTATCTTTTCCCTCTTGAAATATATAACATACCAAAAACAAGAATATCAAAAGAAATTGACTACGATGATGTCTTAAGGCTTGATTATAAAATGTCATATATACAAGATTATGATAGCCAGATAGCTGATAATGATACAAAAAATGCCATACATGATGTCATTGATGAGATATTAAGCGACAGGGAAAAGTTAATCGTAGAGCATAGATTTGGTATGAGTGGAAAAGAAAGCTTAACTTTTGAAGAACTTGGGTATAAAATTGGATTGTCCTCTATGAGAGTGAGGCAAATAGAACATAAAGCAATAAGAAAATTAAGGGAACACGAAAGAAAAACAAACAGACTAAAAAATATAATGTCAGAAACATAGCCCCTCCGGGGGCTTTTTTATTTGCCTAAATAGTAAACAAACGTATAGCAAACAAATGTTACTTGACAATTGTATAGTATTTACTCCATTATCTAAGTATGAGCGTCAAAACGCAAAAGGTCAGAAACGCGGCTCCGAAAAAATACAAAGCGAGGATGATTGCCCCCGGGCTTGTCAATTATGACGATCTTGGAATAGGTAACGTCCTTGTACGTAAACCGGCACTTGATAAAATCAATCCGGGATGGACGGGGAAGCCCGTGTTTAACATGACACACCGGGACGTATCGGAAATAGAGGCGTTCGATTTCCGCAACGAAGACCCGGAGAATTTCGCTGACGGTATCATAACGGAATCAGTTTACGATGATGCAAGCGGGTTTTACGTCGCTGAGTTTTTAGTATGGGATGCGGAAACGCAGGAGACCCTTGATCTAAAAGACCGGACAGGAAAACCGCTGTATAGCGTATCGTGCGCGTACACGGTAACCGAAGAGGACGAGACCGGAGGGGAATACAACGGTATACCTTTTACGTCGGAAGTACTCAACGGGCGCGCAGATCACTTGGCCATTGTAAATAACCCGAGATACCCTGACGCGATACTGCTGGAGAACGCTAAACCCGATAAGGAGAAATCTATGGGATTCAAACTATTTTTGAACAAGGGCAAGGAAGAGGCCGACGCGAAAAAGCGTAAGAATGAATTGCCGCCTCCTGAACCCGAAGAGACCGACGAGGAGGTCGAAGTGGACGGTTATGTAGAAATGGAGAACGGCGAAAAAGTCCCCATGAATGAGCTTGTCGCTGCGTATAATGAGAAAATGAAAAACGCAGAGGAAGAGGAAAAAGCTTACGGCATGGAGGATGAGGTTGTTGTAAACGGCGAGACCATGAAAGTCAAAGATCTTGTGGCCGCGTGCGGATACGGCACTCAGCAGGAAAACGCCGAAGCACCGACCGATGAAAAAGCCGAGGATGTTGTTGACGAGAAAAAGCAGGTCAGCAACTCGAAGAAAGAAAAAAACGAGAATTTCCGCAAGGTAGCCAACGCCGCTAAAGGCGATGAAGGCCCGGCGGAGAGAAACGTCAATACCGCAACAAAGCGCCTTGAGCGTGGCAAGCAGCGGTACACCATTCCTAAGAAGGGGGCTAAATAATGGGCGTACAGAATCTTAATCAGTTCAAGCAGACTCCCGTAGTCGGGAAGCTGGCAGATGATACCACCGGGCGCGTATTTACGCTGACTTGTCGTTTCAAAGACGCACAGACTACCGGGAATAACCTTGAACCCGGTACCCCGGTAAAACTTGCCGACCTTGGCGCAAGTGATTTTACCAGTCCTCCCATTGTCGATTTCATGGCAGATGACAATGACGGCGGGGCTCTTGGTGTTGCCTTGTGGGATACCAAAAAGAACCCGAAGGAAGATAGCGATCTTGTACAGGTAGCCCTTGATGGTGCGATTGTCTATCTTGAGGCATCGGCCGCTATCTCGCGTGGTGCTTCCGTAGCTGCCGTACTTGCGGCTCCTGGGGAAATTGTGACAGCTACTACTCAGGACATCTTGGGTGTTGCACTGGACAAAGCCGCAGCTGATGGGGATGTAATCCGCGTAAGAATCAAGCCCGTAGCGGTGAGCACCTAAGGAGGGGATGAAAGATGAAAGGTAACATAGGACTTGTGGGCAGACTGTTGAAAAACGCGGGAATAGTCCCCGATTACGTAGGCGGACGGCGTCTTACCAATGCCAACGGCGATATCGACCCGGCATCGAGCGGATACCGGTACATAATCGACACCCTGAGTTATATCCGATCAAGTGTAATTGACCAGGTATTCTACGAGGTTTCTATCGGCGATTATCTCCCGATGGACGTAGGCGAGGCCGCATGGATGGAAGAGATCATTCAGAACGTTAACTTCTATCAGGGTGGAAGCTTCTACGAAGGCGACGCCGATATTCAGGCGGACACCGGGCGTCTTGCACAGGTAGGTGCCGGACTTGACAAAGTGCGCATGGACGTCAAAACCTGGGCAAAGTCCACCGGCTGGACTATCATGGAGCTTTCCAAAGCGGCCGCCGCCAACAACTGGGACGTTGTAGAGGCGAAGCTAAAATCCTTGAAGAAGAACTGGGATCTTGGTATTCAGGAAACCGCTTTTCTGGGGCATCCCGATGGAACCCTGACCGGGCTTCTGAATGACAGTGAGGTAAATATCAATACCACGCTGATCACCGAGCCTCTTTCCGGCATGACCGGGACTGAGTTCCAGGCTTTTATAGCCGGGCTACTCGGTGCCTACTGGACCAATTCGCAGAGTACCCGCCTGCCGGATACCTTCGTTATGCCGACCGACGATTATCTGGGACTTGCTTCTGCAGCTTCCCCGGATTATCCGAACATTAGCAAACTTGAGTACATGCTGAACGCATTCCGCAAGATGACCGCTAATGAGGGATTCCAGATTCTCCCGCTGGCATACGCGCAGGATGATTTCAATGACGATCGCGGAATCAACAAAAACCGGTATGCACTGTACCGAAACGACGCCGATACCCTGAAAATGGCTATCCCCGTTGATTTTACCATGTTGGAGGCTGACACCACCAACAAAATCAACTGGCAGCAGGCGGCCTACGGACAGTACTCCGGCGTACTGATTAACCGGAAACGGGAAGTCCTGTATTTTGACGAAACTGCACCTAGTACCTAAGAAACAGCATGAGACAATTAGCCTCCGGGAAACCGGGGGCTTTTTTATTGCACAGACCGCTAAAATATATTACGGTAACTGTATGCACGATCTAATTATCATGGGACAGGGTAACGGATGGCGGGATATCGTAAGCGAAGAAGCCTGGGATGTATGGGCGGTCCTGTCAGTCTATAGCAATTACAAACATGCCGATAAGTATTTTGATATTCACAAAATGACAAATGCGAAGCTTGAACGATTGCGGGAAATAATACCGGAAGAAAAATTATTCAGGGCTGAGGCGTTTCCGCATGCTGATCTTATCAAACAGTTTGGCCGGGTATTCCATTCCTCAGTCTCATGGATGCTTGGCTACGCCTGCTTATTGGGTTATACTGATATTAAGATGATCGGCGTAAACATGGAACACGGTACGGAGTACGGCAGTCAGCGTGATTCTTACTTTTACATGGTCGGGAACCTTGCGGCCCGTGGCGTGACTGTTTACACTGACCGAAAATCAGGAGTATATTTAAGTACAGAAATGTACGGAGGAGTTTAGGAAAATGGCTACATTGTATAACAAAGGAAAACGAACATGGAAGCTTGCGAAGGATTTGAAAGAATTGAAGCCAGGCAAGCGCATAGACGTTGACAAGAAACTTGCGGAGAAATACATCGGTCTTTACCCGAAGGAATTCGAGCTCATGGAAAGCATAGAACAGAAAGCAGAACCGAAGCGTAAGCCCCGTAAGCAGAAAGCTGAACCTGAAACGGTAAACGCCGAGGATATCGAAGTAAAACTTGAGGAAGAATAATGGTTACGATAACCGCTACTGATTTCAAAGCTTATTTTGACCGTGGACAATTTACCTACGGTGCTACTCTGCCTGATATACGGGACACCGATATTGACAGGGCGATAGCGGAAGCAGAGGCGGTTTTCAACCATGATTTATATCCTACTGAGGCTGTAGAAAATCTTGCCCTGTTGTACCTTACTGCCCATTATTTGCAAGGGGACACCGATGCCGCTGATTCAGGCGGTCAAAGTCAGCTTCCGCAGACGTCCAGATCGGCAGACGGGATTTCTGAAGGGTTACATATTCCAGACTGGATACAACAGGGCGAGTTTTCAATCTATGCCACTACATACTACGGTATTAAGTTTCTCATGCTGTCAAAACCCTATCTTGACGGCGCTGTATATAGTGTGCCCGGGGGGACGCAATTTTGAGTTTTTCTGAACGCTACGGCACAAGCATAGTACAGGGCGATTTCTCAAAACTTGAAAAACTTGTAAAAGAATTGGGAACAGATTATTACGTTGATGTAGGGATCATCGGTGAAAATACGGAGACTGAAAGCGGCCTCACAATTGCGGGTATCGGAGCGGTTCATGAGTTTGGAACTGACAAGGCAGGTCGGGGGAACAGTACCGTAATTCCTGAACGCTCTTTTATCCGTATGCCTCTTAATAAAAAACAAGGGCATATACAAAAACAGGTTGAGGGGCGTCTTGAAGCTCATCTTGCCCGGGGCGACGTGAAAGCGGTTTTCAAAGATATCGGCATAGCGGCAGAGGGCGCAATCCAAGAGGCTTTTGATACCAGGGGGTTCGGAACATGGAAAGAAAACGCAGACAGCACAATCGAGAAGAAGGGGAGCGATGCCCCGCTAATTGACGATGGGACACTCCGCAAGTCCATATCATCTGAGGTAGGCCAATAATGGCAGTGCCCTATGTCGGCCATGTACTGAAAGGCTGGACAACAAAACAGACCGTTACCTTTGTCACGAAAACAATTGACCCGGATACTCATAAGACCGTTGAAGTTGAAACAACCGCAGTCTACCAGGTAAACCGGCAGCCGGTACCGCAGCAGAAAATAGACCAGAAGCAGGACGGGGAAAGAAACTGGAAATGGTGGAGCTTTATTATTCGTGGTATGGTCTACCTGTCAAAAGATGATCGCGTAACAATCGCCGGGGTGAGATACAGAATCATGAACGGGTCAGACTGGTCGCAAAGCGGATTCACGAAGTTTGAGGCCGTGGAGGATTATACAAGTGCCTGAGGTTGACGTTATCCTTGCAAACATAATCAGGGATCACATAGGAATAGACGGTTCCAGAATTGCGCTTTATAATCAGAATTTCAACAAGCCGAAAGATGACGATATTTTTATCGTAATCGCAACCGAGAATAAACGGGTTGTCGGTAATATATTTAATTTTGACAGCGACACCGACGAAGAAGTCTTAAGCACAACGATATATACTACGCTGAATATTGAGACCACCAGCCGGGACGATAGCGCTAAACTGAGGAACCATGAAATACTAATGGCTATCAATTCCACGCTATCGCAGCAGGCGCAAGAGGAAAATAATATCCGCATATATCGGACAGGCTCTATCCTTGACCTGTCTACCATTGACGGGGCATCGGCCTTGTACAGGTATCAGATTCCCGTTATTATATCTCATGTGGAAACAAAGAGGACGGCAATAACGCCGGTAGACAAATTCCAGCCAATAACTACGGAGGTAGAGAGAAATGGCTAAAATTGACATTAGCAATGTAATCACGGTTACGCTTCTATCGGCGTTACGAGGATTACAGAATCTTAACACATCGGTACTTGCACTGTTCACCGATGAGGAGCCGGTTACTACCCTACCGGATGGATACGGTATATACCGCAATCCTACGGCGGTGGCCAATGACTGGGGGAGTACATCGGACGCATACACGTATGCAAACCGGATTTTTTCGCAAACATTAAACCCGGTATCAGGCGGCGGCTATCTTGTAATCATCCCGCTTGACCAGGCGGCGGCGGCAAGTGCGGCCACGCTAAGAAGTACAGCGCCGGTTAACCTACTTAATCTGACCGGCGTTGATTATGAAATCAATGCGGCAATAGATGGTGGTGTTGCTGCTGACCTTACCATCGGAGAGCTTGACCTATCGAGTGTTGAAGCAGCCGAGACAAGCCTGAATAGTACAGAAGTTTCAGCGGCCGGAATTACCTTTTCAATCAGCGGAGATTTGACGGCCGCTACGATAACACTTGTAAGCGATACGACTGGAGCGTTGTCAAGCCTCCTACTTGACGATGCTACCACCGGAACCGATATAGCCGGGCTCTTGAACCTACAAAAGGGCGTTACTGCAACCGGAGCTGATGCGGGAGTTGAACGGGTCAAGGATGCAATATTGAGGACTGCCGGAAGTATAAACTATTTCGGAATTATTCTTAATCAGAAACTCACGGACGCTGAATTGACCGAGACTTCCGCACTAATGCAGGGGCTTGATAAACTACTATTTGTAGGATCGAACCTGTCAGCCGACGTTACCGGTATTTTTACCACTCTAAAAAATGCAGGTTACACGCATACCCGCTGTCTGTATTATTCGATCAGCGAAGCTAAAGCTCTTGAGTTTGCGGCTGGATATGCCGGGCGCGGACTGTCTGTCAATTTCGACGGCGTGAATACGGCCCAGACTATGCATCTTAAAGAGATAACCGGGATGATAGCTGATACTGGATTGACTGAGACACTACTCAATACCGCTAACCGTGCGGGCGTCGATGTGTATGCTGATTTCGGAGTGCCGAAGCTTTTTACTTCCGGGGCTAACGAATACTTTGATTTTATTTACATGCAGCTTGCCTTCAAAAACCGACTACAGATTGCAGGATTCAATTTCTTGGCTACAACCAATACGAAGATCCCGCAGACTGAAACCGGCATGAACAACCTGAAAAACGCCTACCGGGAAGTATGTAAGGATTTT